CAAGTGCGCAGTAGAAGGAGACTTCGAAACGGCTAGGGCGTTGGCCAAAGCCTACATCGCATGAGCTGGAAAGAGCCGCTAGAGGCCGATGCCAGACTAGCAGCTAAGAACGCAGTAAAGATCAGGGCCGCACTCAAGCAAAGCGTCAACAGCAAGACCATTTTTGAGGCATACCAGGCAACACAACCCCAGAGCACAGGCAACCTTGCACAGACAAGAGCAAGGGCTAGGGCCTGGGCGATCATCAATGTCAGGGTCAACATGGAAACCCTCAAGCTGATCCTGCTGCAAGTATGGGCAACCGGCTTTCTACTAGGGGATGCCGCAGCTGCAGAACAGATCGCAGAGGCCAGGAGGCGCAGCCAAAGAAAGAGCGCACAGATCAACAAGGCAGAAGCCGATGTAGCGGTCGAAATCGACTGGGCCACATGGAAACCAGGGGATCAGGTCTCAGCCCTGCTCTTGAAGCCGCCTAGAGCCTTCCAGAGACTCCTAGAGCAGCAAGGAATTACGATCAAGGAGATCACAAACACGACCCTGAAGGACATCGGCAACGCCATAGGCGAGGCGGTCGAGCTAGGCCTATCGGCAAGACAGGCAGCCGGACTGATCAACAGATCGGTGGCCAACCCATCAAGGGCTCTCATGATCGCAATCACCGAATCCAACAGAGCGATGTCGGCCGCGACCGCAGCTCGATACCAACAAGCCGGTCTAGAGCAGATGGAGTGGACAACCTTCGATCCGTGTGAAATCTGCGCCTCAAACGATGGCACAGTCGTACAGATCGGGGCAGCCTTCCCATCTGGCCACACAAGACCACCGGCACACCCACATTGTCGATGCGCCTTGCTGCCGGTCATACCAGGATTCGAGTCAAGCCCAAACAACACACAGGGCGGCTTCATCGATGTGCCAGCAGTCGAACCAGTCAGACAAGAACAACCGAGATACGCAGACCTCTGGGATCGTAAGAGCAAGCCGGATCAGCTACGAGGAACGACAGCAACTGCAAGAGCGTTCGACAAAGCATACGAGGGCTACCGACCACCATTGGCGAGCGCAAACGCACTACGCGACTATCAAGAAACAACATTCTTCGAGATGAACAAACGGCTTCGAGCCGGAGAAGCACCGACAGATTCGGTGTTGGCTATGGACAAACTCTTCGAAACAGCACCCCAGATCAAAGCCGAGCGCACTCTTGAATATTACAGAGTTACAGAATCGGAAGTCTTCGAAGGACTCAAAGAAGGCGATATCTTCATCGACAGAGGCTTCACCTCAGCAAGTATCAGCGCAGAAGAAGCCATACGCTTTGGAGAAGAATCTATGTATGACGCTAAAGTGCGTATCATAGATGTAGCCAACAGACCAAAAGTGTGGGTCGATGCGATCACACAAGCAGAAGGACTTTCACAGGGCGAAGTGGTATTCAAAAGAGGCACAGGCTTCACATATGTGGGCAAAGACAAGAACGGTTTCTATGTTCTGATTACAGCGAGAGGAAACTGATGGGCCAAGCAGACAAATTCGGATGGCAACCAGGAGACATTCAAGTAATCAAAGACAACAGAAATGATAAAGTGACACCCTTAGATCAACAAGGGGGAAACAATGGCTGAAGGTTTCGTACCCCCACAAGCAGTACGCAACAACGCAAAGCGCGGCCTAGAGCTCAGAGAAAAGCATGGGCGCGGAGGAACAGCAGTAGGAGTCGCCAGGGCCAGAGACTTATCGAATGGCAAAGCACTCAGCTACGACACGATCAAGAGAATGAACAGCTACTTTGCGCGACACGAAGTAGACAAGAAAGGCGAAGGTTGGGGAAAAGACTCGGCCGGATACATAGCATGGCTATTATGGGGTGGCGATGCCGGATGGTCTTGGGCCAGAGGCATTATTAGATCACAAGAGAGCAAGGAGAAATCCACCATGAGCAATCTGACGACTTCATACTTCGGTATCGAAAAGGCAGACCGCAACCCAGATGGAACACTCACCGTCTACGGCAAAGCAACAGATGACTCGGTGGACATCGATCAACAGATCTGCGATGCAGACTGGTTGGATCGCGCCATGCCAGCATGGTTCAAATCAGGTGGCAACATTAGAGAACAACACAGCAACATCGCGGCCGGAGTAGCCAAAGAATATGAACAAAAGAGAGACGGTCACTACATCACAGCACTCGTTGTCGATCCAGTCTCAGTAAAGAAAGTCGAGAACGGAGTCCTCAAGGGCTTCTCAATTGGAATTAAGAACCCACGCGTAACACGCGACAAGGTGGCCAGCAACGGCCGGATCGTAGACGGCCAGATCGTAGAGATCAGCCTTGTAGATCGCCCAGCAAACCCAAACTGCCAGCTCGTACTAGCCAAAAGCGTAGACGGAGATGCAACCCTCGTGCAGGTAGAAGAACTGACCGAGGAGATCGTCAAGCACCCAGGACACGATCAATCATCACACGGCCGAGGCCGAGGCGGAGCAGGAGCAGCCGGAGGCGGCGCAGCTGGTGAGGCCGGACAAGCTGGAGGCGGCGGCGGATCAAGCGGAGGCGGATCATCAAGCGGCTCAGATGGATCAAGTGGCGGCAAGACATCGAAGCAACAGGCAAAGAAAGAGCTCGATGAAGCAGAAAGCAGCCTAGAAGATGGCTACAAGAGCATCGTAAACAGCGCAGGAAGCTCTCCAGGAACAAACGATCGCGTACTCGATGCAGCTCAAATGCGCGAGGATGCCTACAACCATCTAACCGATGCCAGAGAATCAATTACACGCGGCAACAGCGCAGGAGCAGCAAGCTCGTTGAACAGCGCAGCCTCGATGCTAAAAGGCGAACCGAAATTCAAACCGGCAGCAACAAAGATCAAGAACCTAGCAAACAAAATCAAGGCAAACCCGATCGGCAAAGCAACGCATGAGGATCTACGCAAAGCCTTACAATCTGCTTTACACTTACGATCGCTGAACAAGTCAGAGGAGAATCCAATGAAAGACACAGTCGAACTACCCGTAGAGGCCGTTGGAGATCTTCTGAAGTTTGACAAAGCACAATACGAAGCAGCTCGCGATGCCCTAGCAAACCTGATCCAGGTTGAGGCAGGGGAAATGCGCGAGGGCCACAACGAAATTAGATCAATCGGACATCTTCTTGAAGCCGTGATGCATCTCCATGCATGGTATGAAGGAGAAGAAGCAGAGGGAGAAATAGTGGAAGAAACTATCGAACTAGCGGCAAAGAAGGATGAGATCACCCCAAAGAAGGGCGAATCAAAGTCAGACTTCATGAAGCGATGCAAAGAAGCAGGGATCGCAGACGAAGATGCCGAAAAAGCATACGACAAGTACATGAAGTCGGTCGAGATCGAGATTGACGAAGATGAAGAAGAAGAAGATGAGGCCGAGAAATCAGCCGAAGTCAAGAAGTGCCTAGAATGCGGATGCAACCAACCAGGCACAGATCACGGCCTAACCCAGACCAACGACTTTGCCAATGTCGCAAAGCCATCTCATGTAACAACAGCCGAGATGTATACCCCTGATCAAACTCCAAAGAGCGCAGAACCAGATCAGGAAGCAGCTGAAGAAGCAAAAGAAGAAACCGAAGTTTCTGCTGACGAGCCTAAGCCAGCAGATGTAGAAGCCATCGTTGAACAAGCGATCAAGAGCGCAACACAGTCAATCAGAACGGAGATCGAGGCTCTCATGTCTGCAAAAGAGGCAGCAGAGAGTCGTGCGATGAGTTTGGAAACTGAGTTAGCTACGGCTAAATCTCTCGCGGTAGCAGGAGGCCCAAAGCGCACAGCAAAGCCTGTCGCAGAAACCTCCAACGACCTGCTTGTAAAAGCAGCGATGTATAACGCGAAAGCAAAGGCAACAACTGACCCAACACTTGCAAAGGGATATCGAGCTCTAGCGGATAAGTTCGCAGCAGAGCACGATCAACTGAACAAGTAAACCCAAACCAGAAAGGAACACAATGGCCGAAATGCCACGCGCAACCGACCTCTTCGGTGATGTATCGCCAGTAGAGGCAGCGCAACGCCATGAGGAGTATCTCAATACCCTCAACAAGTCATTGGGTAACGCCTCCTCTGTCCCAGGACAAGCACCTGTCGATCCAACAGCAGCGATCGAAAACCTTGTAGCAAACAAGTCGCTTGCACCTGATGCAGTCTCTGGACTCCAGAACGCACTCGCCGCACAACGCATGGCGATGCAGGACATCCAGAAGGAAATTACCCTTACATCTCCACTCAGCACATCTTTCGCAGCCTTCGATCTAGAAGCACCTGCAAAGCTGCTAACACCTCGCCCAACTCCACTACGCAATCGCATCCCTCGTAAGAAGGGTGTCGGTACTTCACACCGTGTCAAGAGAATCCTCGGATACACAGGTACAGGTACAGGCGGAGTAGGAAACCTATGGCCAGGAATCACCGAAAGCTCAACCAGCACCTTCGGTTCGATCAACTTCGAGCGTGGGCCACAAATCTCCTACGCAGCTGATGACTTGGTATTGCCATACAACAGCTACTCGCTATCCGACAGCGTTTCATTCGATGCTAACTTCTCAGGTCTTGGATACCAGGATCTCCGTCAGCTCTCTTCAACATCAACCCTCTACGCAACAATGTTGATGGAAGAAAGAATGATGCTATTCGCAAGAGGAACAGCATCCGGATACTCCGGCGCACTCTCAGCTCCAACCTTCACACTCGCATCTCCAGTAGCAGCAACAGGACAAACCGCGCTCGCAGCAGCGACTTACTATGTAAATGTCACTGCAGACGCTGGTATCTCCGGCAACGGCTTCGGTGAGTCGATCCTCGGCACAGAGGCAAGCACCGCAGTAGCATCCGGCGATGTTCTAACG